GACCTGGCCAATCCCGCGGCACCTGGCGGCTATCAGGCCCGCGTGTTCGACTTCCAGCGGTCGCCCTCCAGCAGCACGGCCAACGTCGACGTCGCGCTCGCGTTCTCCGACCCGTCGAGCACGGGGAACTACTCCGACCTGTGGGTGGTCGGGCCCGGCGACTTCGACGCCACTCCGGGCATTCCGGCCACGCTCGACACGAGCGACCCGTTCGCCCTCTCGCGCACCTATACGCAATGGGTGCCCCAAAACGTGGGCTCGCTGCGCTGGGTGGATTCCTCGAATTGCGGCGGCAATCCGGTCTCGTGCCCGTATCCCGAATTGCTCATGACCAAGAGTGACAAGGGCTGGGGGCAGCTCGCGGGCCGCAACGTGCGCTGGGGATACACGGCACTCGGGCCGGTCGACCCCGCAGTGACGCCGTGGCAATATTCGCCGTTCTACCGCAAGGACTCCGAGCAGTACTCGGCGACGCTGGCCGAGCCCATCGCGACCGCGCCGGCGGTCGGCACGATCGAGGCGTACACGTTTTCGGATGCCGGATCCGCGCCCCTGATGGCGGGGCTGGAAGTGACGATCGATTCCGAGGTCATGCGAATCCTCACGGTCTCGGGTTCGTCCGTGAAGCTCTACCGGGGATCGAACGGCACCACGCCGGCGGCCCATGCGGCGGGGCCGGTCAAGGTGTCGGGTCGTCGCGCAATCCAGATCGGCGCGGGTGGGACCGCCAACGACGCGCACACGTACCAGTTAACCACGAGCGAACCGCACGGGCAGCACACGGGCTCGGCGTCCATGACGACGATCGGCACGGGCTGGCCGGTCGTCACCTGGACCGACGGCAGCACCACGGGCCGGCTCGATGCGCGGATGCCGATCGTCACCGGGCCGAATACGCTGGTCCAGGTCGTCGCGCCGGTGGTGAAGGGCGGCGCCAAGCCCATCCGGGTCTATCCGCTCGATCCCGCGCAGTGCTATAGCCAGGTGAGGTATTCGGGCGCCTATATCCCGCCCGAAGTGACGGCGATCGCGACCGGCAGGTTTCCCAACGCCGCATTGCACGTCAACATCAACCTGGACGCATGCGATGATTTCGTCTGGACCGTGATGAGGCGGGTGCGTGACCACTTCCCCGCGGGCCGGTCGGTGATCGTCGAGTACCAGAACGAACCCTGGAACTGGGGGTTCTCCGGGTTCGAATACTGCATGAAGTGCGCGGATTATTTGGGCTATGAAAATCCTTACGCGCTTAGCTATTACATGCGGCGGTCCGGGGAGGTCGGCAACATCGCGAGGGCGGCGTTCAAGGAGACTGGCCGCGAGTGCGAAATCAAGCTGATGCTCAACTGTCAGCTCGGCTCGGGCCAGCCCAAGGACCATCTCACCTACGCCGCGAAGAACGGCTGGCAGGTCGACCGGATCGGCAACGCGCCCTATCTCTCGATCGACACGGGCCAGGACGCTTTCGCGACCTGGGACGACGACCAGCTCTGCGACCTCTGGCCGATGTTCCTGTGGTACGATACCCGCGCCAGCTCCTACAACAGCTACGCCGCCACGGCGCGAGGGTACATCGCGGACTACAACAAGGCGACGGGCGGCTCATGTCAGCTCATGGGGTATGAGGGGGGGATTGAGTACGCCGTGCCGACCGGCTCGGCCAACCAGGTCACGCGGGGGATGGATCTCGTCTACAACCCCAACTGGTACTGGATGGAGGACACGTTTTACCGCTGGGCGCAGCGGCAAGGGTACGCCAACCTGCATGTGTACAGTCTATCGCAATATCACTCGCCCCATCTCTGGGGAATGTACCACTGGCCGCGCCAGGTGCCCGGCTACGGTGACGGGCGATACGGGGGCAGCGATAACCGCTTGAGGCTGGCTCGACCGGGGCAGCCCAACAGCAAGCCCCCGAACGTGAACGTGGACCTCAACGAGTCGGTCAGGGGCCAGGCGTTTATCGATTGGCTGCGATCCGACTGAGTTTCTCCAGCAGCGGGCGATTTCATCCGACATAATCCATTGGTGGTCGGTGGAGGGGGGTCGGTGGCCAACCCGTGCTGAACACGCTGGCCACCGACCACCAGCCTTCCGACCGCCCGCAACTCGGAGCGAACCCATGACCCCGCTCGCCCTCGCCCTGGCCCTGGTCGGCCAGTATCCAAGTCCGCAGGCCCCGCAGTACGGCGCCCCCGCTCAGTATTCGGCACCCGTCACCTACGCGGCACCCGTCACGTATGCCCCCCCTCAAGTCGTGATGCTCGGCGCCGGCCAGGTGCTCCAGCCCGGCCCGTTCGGTGCGATGCTCGGCCGGATCGGGCAGAAGCTCGAAAAGCATGCATGGCCGCGGGTGCAGCCGATCCCCATGTCCGCGCAGGCCCCGGTGCAGCAAACGGTCTACCTCCAGATGTCCGCGCCCGTCGTCCAGCAGGCCGTCTACCAGGTCGCCCAGCCGACGTATCAGGCCCCGGTGCAGTATTCCACCCCGCCGAGCTACGGGGCCCCCCAGCCGCCAGCCAAAGCCCCTCCCGCTCCCGCTCAGTACGGCTCACCCCAGACGCCGCAAGCACCTGCCCAGGCGCCCCAGCTCGGCGCGACGAAGCCGAACGACGCGGTTCCCCCCGTCCCGCAACACTGATACAATAGCGAACCCTGGTTAGATGGATTGCGGGCCGCCGGCGCTTGTTGCGACGGCGGCTTTCTTCTTGCGCCGGGGCGCCCGGCTTGGCCCATAGCGCGGCCAGCCAGGCGTTGACGGCAGGATCCTCGGGCGGGTCTTCGCGCGGCGACCAGCCGTAATTTGAATTCTTGCCACAAATTCCGTCGCGGCGGGAGCCCCTGGTCTTTAGACCTGGGGAGGAGCCGCGCCCTCGCATGTTGAAAGATCGAAACGACCGCTATCAACCGGGACCGAACCCGGTACAATAGAGCCGTTCTTTGACAACTTACTGTTGCCGGTTGGGAGCGGAAGGCGCTTCCGTAAAACAGTAACCATGAACGAAGACATCACGGCTGAAGACACTCCTTCGGGAGCACCAGTTTCAAGCAGCCGTCGAACTCGTCGTGAGACGCTTCGGACAGTCGCCGGGCCGCAAGGCCTGGCAAGGGGGTCAGTCAATGCCCCTCAAGGATCGGAACGCTGGCTTGCCAGCAAGTACAGGTCCAAGCCACGGGGCTTCAGCCCCAGTGGTCATTGACCCGTGCCACGTTCCAGGCTCAAGGCATCGCCCCCTCAAGACTTCCCGCCGACCAGCTCGCGCTTCGCCATCCGCTCGAGCTGGCCGACCGTGACACCCACCGCGACGACGCGGAGCGGCTTGCACGAGGGGCAGGGATAGGAGTCGTGCTCCTCGACCTGGCCGCCGGATCGACGCACCACGATCGGGCCGTCGAGGGTGCCGGTGCCGCCACAGCACGGGCAGATTTCGTAGAGATCGCGATGGGGCATGCGAGCTTCTCCTATTCGGTGATCCTCAGACCTCGCCGGGGTGCTTGCTCATGTCGTGCGCGAACGGTTCCGGCGAGAGATTCTCGATCGGCTCCCGCTCGCGGTCGTTCGCATACCCGAGGATGACTTCCCGCGGCCGGCGATTGATCTCCAGGCACCAATCGCACGCGACGTAGCTCGCCCCGTCGGAGGGCAGGCCGCAGACGACGCAGCCCCAGCCGGTGCCGGGCACCGAGGCGCGGCGGTCGAGCATGACGATATTCCGCACGCGGCGAGTGCCGCCACAGCAGCAGCATGGTCCAAGGCTTGGCTCGCTCATGGTTCCCTCGATACGCCCTCTTTCAGCATCAGTCCGGTTCCCTGGCAGTGGACGCAACCCGGCGCGTTGCACGCATCGCCATCGATGGGGCAGAGCGTCACCCGATCGTCGGCGACCCCTTCGACACGATCGCAGCAGTACGCTTTAGCCTGGGCGAGTGTCCTGTAGATTCGGCCGCATTCGGTGCAGAGGTATTTCACGGCTTGGGATCCTCAGAAATGCACCTTGGCCCCGGCCTCCTTGAGCACGGCCGGCAGCTCGTGACGATACGCGCGTTGCGTCTCAGGTCTTTCGTTGCCGCTTCCTGCCCTTCAATGCGGCAGACAACTTGGCTCGGGTTTCATCCGAGACAGCATGACCGAGGGTCGCAGTAACGATCCGGGCTCGCGTCTCCTCCGATATCGGCGGCCTGTTTCGCTGCGCTATCGACATCTTCGCTCGGGTTTCCTCAGAGAGTTTCTTGCCTCGATGGGCCGCGGCCATTTTCTCAATATGTTCCGGGGAAAGGGTTTTCCCGCGATGGGCCGCGGAAATCTTGGCGCGAGTCTCCTTGGAATGCGGTCTACCCGGAGGGGCTGGCCTGATTCGGGCCGCTGCCGACATTTTGGCTCGGGTTTCTGGACTTCGTTTCTTGCCACGATTCACTTCGGCGGCCTTCGCGATCGCCTCCGGCGTTGGGCGTGTTCCTTGGTTCAGCGCCCACAATTTGGCGAGTGTCTCCTTCGAATGCCTGAAACCTACTCTTGCGGCCTTCATTTTTGCAATCCGCTCCGGCGAGTGTTTCTTGCCTCGTCGCGAGGCAGCCGACTTCTCGATCGCCTCGGGTGTCTGCTTGTATCCCCTGGTCGATCCGGCGGCAGGACAAAGGTTAAGCCCATGATCGCGATCGGATGCCTTGAGGAGCCCTATCCAGTGATCTTCCCTCTCTGTAAGTCGCTCGATTTCGACCTCTTCAAGCACTTCAAACGAGAAACTCTCCGGGCCGTGTTTGGTCCACGCTCGCTGCAAAAGCCGATGCCGACTTTTCCCGGCAAGCAGAGAACCCTTGTGCTCACTCAATCGCTTGGAGATGTTATTCGACTGACCCACGTAGACCTTTCCGGTGGTCATGCATCGGATGCAGTAGATCCCCGAGATATACCTTTGACTCATGACATGCACCTCCGATTCAGGTGTGTGTTGTGAAAGGGCCAGCCAGAGCCGAAATCTCTGGCTGGTCCGCATTATTATATGAGAGTTGCCCATATGATCAATGGTAGTGAATCTTATTTGCCACACCTTTAAGCACTTCGGGCAACTCATGGCGATAAGATTTTTGCGTCAAGGCACGGGAATGTCTAAGAGTGCGTTGAAGCTCAAGTTCCGATACACCCCAAGACTCGCTGAGCGATGCGAAAGTGTGGCGGAAGCTGGCGATGGTCAGGCCAGGGACGCCGGCGCGCCGACCGAGGGCCTTGATCTCATCGATGGCCTTGTAGCCGGGGGGGCCCTCGAGCCAGGGGCCTTGCCGTTTGGCCCCCGGAAAGAGCCAGTCGCTCCCCGCGAGCGGCAGCCACGCCGCCAGCACCCGCCCCAGTTCGCTCGGGATGGGCAGGTTCGCGCAGCTCGATCTCGTCTTCAGTCCCCGGCGCCGGTTTGTCCGGATGGTCAAGACTGCACCGGCCAGGTCCACGTCGGCCACGGCAAGGCCCAGGATCTCGCGTTTGCGGGCGCCGAGGTAGGCATAGGCATAAACCAGGGCCCGCAGCCTGGCGGCCTTCCAGGACCCGCCAGACGCCTCCCGATCGGCCAGGGCGAGCACGCGGGCCATCTCCTCCGAGGTATGCACCGGCGGGTCGAGCTCGGGCACGTCCCAATCGACCCATTGGGCGGGCGATCGCCAGGCGAACGGATTGGAATCGAGGGCCGAGACGAGGACGCCGTAGGTGCACGCGGCCGAGAGCGTCCGCAGGAGTGCCAGCGTCGTCTCGGGCCGGCGCCCCGGGTGGAGCTGGATCCAGCCCGCGATCACCGCGGGAGTCAGCTCCGCGGTGGTGGCGCAAAACGGCGCAAACTCCCCCAGCACCTGCCGCATCTTGCGATACGTGGCAAGCCTGCGAATCGGCGGAACATATAACGCCAGGACATCCTCGGTGAACCGCGACCAGGCCGTCGACATGCTCGCCCCCTCTTCCTTCCGGGAGCAAAAGGCCCAGGAGAACCCACGCTCTCCTACGCCGCAGGTGGCCGGCGAGGTCAACCCTTGCCCTTCGAATCCGAAGGTTGCAGGTTCGAGTCCTGCCGGGCGCGCTCTCGGAAAGGATGAAGGATGAAGGATGAAGGGTGAAATTCAATTTATTCATCCTTCCGCCTTCTGCCTTCAGCCTTTCGGAGGCGAAGCTAAGTCGGGAGGCATGGCGGCTTTGCATCGGGTTTAACCCTGGTGTACAGTTGTTTTATCTCCTGGACTTGCCCGCCGGTGGTCGGGCCGGGATGCGAAAACCGAGGCCCGGCCACTGGTTTACGATGCCGTGTGGGGAAAGACCGTCGGGCCGCGCTGGTGCTCATCGGCGGTGCCGTTGAGGGTGCGCCGCTCGATCCGCTCGAGGATCGGATAGCGGCTCTGGCCGGACTTCAGCTCCTTGATCAGCAGCCGGATCTCCTGGCGGCAGTCCTTCAGCTCGCGCTTGGCACGCCGAAGCCGGCGGCTGGCCTCGGCGACCTGCGCCTCGGCGGCTTCCAGCTTCTGGTCGGCCTGGGTGATTTCCTCGATCAGGTCGGTCATTGTGGCATACCTTTCAAAATTGCCTCACGTCGCGCTCGTGCTTCCTCATCGCTCAAATGGTGGAAGGATGCTTCCTTCGCTTCCTCGTTCCAACTCACGCCCAGTCGTCCAGCGAGAACACTCTTCCAGACCTGGCGCATGACCAGGTGAGTCGAATACTCGTTGACAATGGATGCAAGCTCGTCCTCGGAAACCCCGCGTTCAGGGGATTGAAGTAATGCCGCCAAGATAAGGCGCATGCGTTCGCCCTCAGTGCACAGGTTAGGAAGGTCGGGCGGCGGGTTCATGGATGTACTCCAAACCGGAATTAGATAAGGGAAAGGATAGGGTTCCCACGAAGGAGGGAAAATACTTAGGAGACCGCGCGCAAAATACGCGAAATACGCGAAAATAGCGCTTGTACACTATCAAAAACGAATTTCGCGTATTTCGCGTATTTTGCGCGCCGCCCTAAGAGTCTTTTTCAGGGTCAGCCAGGACGGCGGGATTCACCTCCCAAACCTGAGACGGCTTCCGTCCCCTCTTGCGTGGACTTACATGCATGCTCTTTGGCCTAATTGCGCTTGCCTCGCAAAGGAGGTCGAGCGCAATCCTAGGCGACTTTCCATCGGCGAACCGGTAACGAAGATCGTTGAGCAAATCGTGCTCGCTGAATTCGCGCAACCCCTTTCGCCGAATCCAGGCGAGGATGGCCTGGGCATCGGGGCTACCCGTACCGCCGGTGCTTCGGTTTTGCACTTTCGCGACGTGGCTCTTGAAGTAGTCAACCAGCTTGATCGCGCCGCGGACGTCTTCGGCGGTGACGGCGCCTCGGGCCAGCTCGCCGCGTGTATCAACGCCGGTCGCCAGCCTGATGCGTGAGAGGATGAGGCAGAATCGGGCACAGTAGGAGCGCAGCTTGGACCAGACGCCGGCCTGCCAGGCTGGGGCGTCTTCGGCTTCCATCTCCTTGCAATGGGGATTGAACCACTTCACCCAGACGTCTTTGGCGGCCGGGTCGAAGTTGACCAGATAAGGGCGGCAGACGTTCTTGTCCTTGTCGAAGAACATCTCCACCTTGTGCAGCGTGGTAAGGACGGCATCCCAGGTCGACTCATCGCCCTCGTCCAGCTCATCTTCCGTCCATTCCTGGTTCGGGAATGTCCCCGGATAGGAGAAGAGCAGGCGATCGAAGAAGCCGTCGTTCCGGCCCTGCTCCTCGGCGAGCGTGCCGAGCATGTCCGGTGGGAGACCGCCCAGGACAGTGACCAAAGGGCAAGGCACCCACGAGGATCGTTTTCCTCCTTCGCGGTCAACGGACGTTGGCCGGCTGCTCCAGATGTCCAGCCAGAACTGCCGATCGTTGCCCTTGCTCTTGTACTGGTTGAACGAGCCGATCCATCCCGTAGCCTCGTCCGGGTCGGCCAGGAGGCCGCGGGGATTGTCGGCCAGGATCGTTACCAGCGTTTCGCGGGTGATGTCCTTGACGACAGCCCTTCGCTGCCTGGGCTCCGGGCCAGGATTCACCCCTTTGGGCGCCGTCTTCTTGAGTTCCTCCCATGCTTCGCGTTCGAGCTTGGAGGCTTTTCTCAGGTCTCCATCGATGCCGGTCAGGGGCTTGACCACCAGTTTCATGGGAGGTGTCTTGCTCTGGCCTGGCAGCGCGACGATGAGCATGTTGAGCAGCGGCGATTCATGCCAGGTGCGCTTGAGGTAGATGTTCACCGACTGGCCGATCGCGGCACTGGCGACGGCCAGCATCGCGGCACCCACGACGTCGGGCGGTGCGAGTGTGACCTGCGCTGTGCCGAGGCAATACCGCTGGAGAGCCACGGGAAAGACGTCTGTTGGAAACGGGAGGACGTCGGGCGCTTGCTTGAGGGTGAGTTCTGGCCAGGGCTCCCCAGCGAGGGACCTGATGTTGGCGAACCGGCTGGCGGCTCGATCAAGGAGCTGCTGGGAGGTATAGAGGCCGGAATAGCCCTCGCGGATGACTTCCGTACTGCTCTGGATGGCCTGCCGCGCGGCCGATTTCTCCTGCACTATGCCGGCAAAATAGACGCAGTTCGCCGCGTGTGGCACGGCGTCCGCGATGTCCCGGAGGAAATCGAGGCCGCCTATCAACTTGAATTGATCGCGGCGGTTGAGCTCGTCGACCAGGCCGATGATCTCGACGGGGTGGCCGCCCTCGTAGAGATCGACCATCGCCCGGAAGATCATCTGGTGAGGGGCCCGGTAGAAATCGTTCGCTTCGATCCTTCCCAGGACTGCCTCGAAGTGGCCGTTGTCCAGCAGCAGGCTGCACAGGACGCCCCTTTCCGCTTCCAGGCTTTGCGGGGGGAGCTGGTCGGGCAGGCCCGTGGTCGCGGCCTGGCCGTTGCCGTGGTATCCGTTCCCGGTGTCGATCATCTCGCACCCCCTTCCTCGGAAGGCGGAAGGCGGAAGGCTAAAGACGGCGGGATGAATAATTCATCCTTCATCCTTCTGCCTTCATCCTTGAAGGCGACGCGGGCCAGCAGGTAGCGGGGGAATTCGTCGCCGGGCTCATGGCTCTTGAGCAGGATCCCGAGCAGCACCATGCGGCCGAGGATGTGGCGATAAAGCAACATCGGCACCCATCCGAGATGGGCGTGGAAGCGGATCGTCATCTCGCCCATCCAGCGGGGCTCGGCGACGAAAACCCGCTCGATCGCGAGGCGGATGTCGCGGCGGCACTGGCGGCAGGTGCAGACGGTCCGGGATGTGCCGGGATGGGGCCAGTTCATGGCGTGCCCCCTTCCGGGTCGAGCGCCACGGTGAAGCGGACCTGATCCGTCCACTCGGGCCACTTTGACCAGGGGACAGGCTCGGACCCGGCCTGATGCGTGCCGGCGTTGTGTCTAGATTGTGGCGAGATGTCGGGATATGATTCCCTTCGTGCCGGGCGAGCCGGCGCGGAAAATTGGCCGGTGGCGGGGCGAGGCCCGCTGTGTTGGGAGCTCATGGAGACTTGCCCTGTGTCAGGCCGTGTTCAAGGGAAGGGATGCGAAACCGAATCCCCTGAACCGGCGGTCAACGTGTTGCTCTCGGTAACGTGTGCCTCGTCTCGTCCCGGTCCGTTCCGCGGACCCGAAGCGCGCCAGCCTATGCATGGCAGGCGGTGCCCGCAAGCCTGCGCCGGCCGCGGGTCAGGATGTTGCATCTGGGCCCTGCGCGGCCCTGTCATACCAGCGGGCCAGGAAACGGACCGCGGCCGATCGGTTCTCCAGCTCGGGCTGCGTCTTCACGAGAGAGTCGAGGGTCTTGACCGTGGCCAGGTCGACGTAGAAGTTCACTCGCTCCCGGTGCACCCGTGGCGGCTTGGGTGTCTTGATGCGTGTTTTCGCCATAACATGCCTCTGAGATGGGAGTTGAGGCTCAAATGCGAACCACAAAGTCTACACACGTCTGGCCCGCATATCACTCCCAAATCTCCTAAATTCGCCATTGTGTCATCCCAACACACGCATTGTGTCATCTCGACACAATGACCTTGCCCGGCCCGGCCTGCGTGCCGTCGATCAGATCAATCCACCAATTGCCATCCTCGGAGCGGCCGGCGGTGCCGACCTCGGCCCAGCCATCGCGGATCATGTAGAGGCTGGGCTCGAGCCGGGGGAGGGTGCGCATGAGCCCCTCGAGGCCGAAGCATGAGCAGATCGGGTCGGCCTCGAAGGCGTGGCGCAGAGTGTAAATGGGGTCGATGGGAGTCAGCGCGTGGCCTCTTTCTTCGCGGGCTTGGCGGTTCCGGCGTCCCATTGGTTCGCCTGGCCGCAAGCGATGAGGGCGTTCAACTCGGCATGACCCAGACTGTACCGCGCCATGAGCTCCGTCTGAAGTTTGGCCATGTCGCGGGCGGCCAGGGCCGAGGCGTGTTTCTTGTTGCCGGGCTGGGGCTTGGCCTTGAGCTTGGCGAGCTGGCTAGCGGCATCACGATAGGCCGTCTTGGCAGCATCGGCGTTGGCGACGATGTAGACATCTCGGCTCAAGCAAGTAAAGCCCGGCGCGCTGGTCGCGGCGCCAGTCCTACCGAGCGGGGTCACCGTCACGTGGTAATCGGCCCGCGTCGAATTAACCGG